ATGAAGTACCCAACAGTAAGATTTGTGTTTGACCGGAAACACACAGCAAGCAAGACAACAAAAGGAACCGTTCAGATAGAAATATTATTTGAACGGAAAAGGAAATGGATTAGTACAGGCGTTAGGCTATATTCCGACCAATGGAGTGAAAAAAACAAAGTCAAGAATACAGTTCAGTCCATAGATCTGAACGAAAGACTCGATGCACAGATACAGAATATAAACGAATTTATCAACTCCCTTATAAAGAATAAGGAGCCCTTTAACTTTGAAAAGCTGGAGCATTTCCTAAAGTATTCACAGCAGAAAGAGAGTTTTCTTGACTTCATAAAGCGCCGGGTAAGCGAAAGAACAGATTTAAGAAAGGGGACTTTAAATACCCATGCCACATTAATTAACTCTCTAGAAGAATTTGGTAGAATCGTTTATTTTTCCGACATAACAACGGCCAACATAATGTATTATGACGATTTCCTACATAAGAAATATAATAAACAGACAACCGTTCATGGCTATCATAAACGCTTGAAAAGATATATAAATGAAGCTATTAAATATGAGTTGTTAAAAGACAACCCATATAATAGGCTCAAATTTGACCGCGGAAAAAGCGAAGGAATAAAATACCTTACCATAGACCAAATAAAGCAAATACAGAACTTAGAAATAACATCAGAAAGCATTAGTAAGGTTAGAGACTTATTCGTCTTCCAATGCTTCACCGGTCTGTCTTATGCAGATTTGTCCAAATTCGATTTCTGCGGAGTAATCAAAAAAGGAAGCAAATTTTTTATTAGAGATATTAGAATAAAAACAGAAGAAGAATACTTTCTTATGCTCCTAAAACCCGCAATGGAAATATTGAGAAAATACGACTTCAAGCTACCGATAATAAGCAATTACCAATATAATTTAAGGTTGAAAGTCGTTCAGGAAATTGCAAGGATAAAGCAAAGCCTTCATTCCCACATGGCAAGACACAGTTTTGCGGTAATGGCTCTGAATATGGGCGTATCAATCGAAAACCTTGCCAAAATGATGGGACATACAGATATAAAGACAACCCAGATATACGCGAAGGTGCTAAACAAGTCCGTGCAGGAAGAATTTGAAAAGATGGATAGCAAGTTATAACCCAAACAACCCAGTGGGTTAAATTCAACCCAAAACAAGTGAAAAGACCCACTGGGTTATAACATCATTCTTGCCTTTCAATAAACTCTTTTAATCTGTACAGTCTGTCAATTGACGGGTTATAAAACGGGTCAGGAAAATGCTGGTTTATATCGTGTATATTCGCCTGTATGTATTTCTTTACGTCGAATATATTCTCCGATTCGCTTAACTCTATTTGAGTGGGCAGTTGAGCCGTTAAAGCCCAATGAACAATAGCCTTTACACTATCTTCGTCGTATGCGTATTTACTTTCTTGTGCCATAAAATATTTATGTATATATAAAATCAGGTGCAAATCTATTTAAACCCGTTGAAATATCCCATTATTTTATCCGATAATTCACGCAGCCCGCAGCATATATACGTTTCGGTCATCGTTACACTGGAGTGCCCTAACATTCGGCTGATAGAATACAAGTCCGCACCTCTTAAATATAAGTTGGTTGCGCAAGACTTCCGGGCGGAATGCGAAGAAATAAATTCCCACTTTTCACCGGTTATATATTCGCCCGCCTGGTACAGTTTTATACGCTTGTTTATCCCGCATCGCCGGCATATACTTCTTATTGTGTCGTTAAAGGTTACATCCGAAACCTTTCGTTCATTGATACCGTATTCCCGGTTTTCTTTCAATATCCGGAGCACAGCAGGAGCCGCCGGTATCTCCGCTTTAATCTTGGTTTTCCGTGAAACATATATCAGTCTTCCGTCTACTATGTTGTCCTCTGTAAATTCTATATAATCCGAATGTCTGGCGCCTGTAAGGCAACCGAGCAAAAAGCAGTTTTTTACAGCGCGTTCCGTTTCATTAATAGGATTATACGCCAATAACGTTTTTATCTCGTCGTCCGTTAGCCACGTACTTTGCGTAGCGTCCTTTTTTAAGGTCAATATAGCCTCAAAACCTTTTGGAAAAGAATACATATCGCTGTACAGGTTAAGAATTGATTTAAGCATAGCGCAATAGGTTTTAGCGCTATTGGTGGCCACCCTTTCATTAAGAGCCTGAACAAAGTTGTACAACCTCGGTTTTGTTATACTGTCGAATGTACATTCCACTTCGTTAACCTCTTCATACACCCGCAACACCTTTCCGTATTGCGGGTATTTCTTCAAAAACACTTCCTTTAAAGTCTCCATATTATTCACCTGATTTATTGTCTTTTGTTCTCCCTATCGCCATAGCGATGCCTATCAAAGCCGACGTAATAACCAGCGCCGGGCTGATGCTCCATAATATCACTATCAGGACAATTGCCCAAAGTATAAAACCTAAATACATATTATTTTCTCCTTTAAATTATTCGTTTATTAAATCCGCCAACTATTTATACCTCCTACCTTAATTCTGCTTTAATCTTTAACAGCAACCAGCTTTCCGCCTTCCGTCATAACAAACCGTATTACTGATTCTCTTCCCAACAAATAAGAGTCCCCAAAGAGTGTATATCCTGCAAAACTATCGTATTTTAGAGAACCTTTACCGACGGTTTTAGATTGTCCGTCATGATACACTATATCACCTTGCTTTATTTGTGATATATGAACCTTTTCAGCGGCAAATAAATGCTTTTCCTTATTAATATGCAACGCCAACACTCCCATATCCTTAAAATTTATCTGATTCATCGTTTATAAATTCCTTGATTCTCTCTATATCGGTGCCGCTGACAAACAACACGGCACCGAATAACAATAACATAATACCTAACATACATTTATACGAACTGGTCTAACTCTTTTTCAAGCTCCGCCCGGTCGATTTCCGGGAACAGTTCTAAAACCAGATTCAAGGCCCCGCAATAGTCGCACCCGTATTCCTCTGTATCCATCAACCGCAACACCATTATACACGGAATACTTTTGATACTATCAAATTCCGGATTATATATTTTTGTATTAAGCAATTCGCGTTCATTTATAACAATATCGTTAGCCTTCATATTATATCCTCCTATATTAATTATATAATACTTCTTAACCGTCCGTTTTCGCCTATATGCGTGTTAAGCATTTCCGCCTCTTTATCGGCTTCTTTCTTAGTCGGATAGCATTCTATTATACAGTTGTCCAAATTGTCTAATACGCCGTAATATCCAAGGGCTAACAGCTTATCCTTTACGATGTAACGTTTTCCTTTTACTTTCTTCTCGTAAAATTCTACACCCTCCGCAAGCGGGGTGTAATGTGATGAGGTACTAAGCGTGCCCGATTCTATTTTGTCGTTAAACTCAATTATACCGGGTAAATCTTTTTTTAAGCTGCTTTTCACGCTCACACCGTCATAGGTTACGCGAAACTTACGTTCTCCATCCGTATATACATTGAAAACATCGCCCGGCTGTATATCTGCACGTACTTTCGCGCTGGTTATGATTCCCGCGCCTTCAATATCGTAATAGCGCACGCCGTTAAAGTTGTCCGTCTCAATTAAATGGATATTTTCAAATGGTCCCGTTTCCTCCGCAAGTTCCGGGATATATATTTCTTCAGGAAGCGCCGGCAACTCTGTAGGCGTTATCAACTCTTTCACCTTGTCCGCTTGCTTCTTGCTAAATATCCAGCCGGCACGCTTTTCTCCGTTATAATTTAAAGAAGGGTTAAACCGTCCGCCCAGTTCCTTTAAGTGCTCTTTTATAGCCTTCGTATCGCCAAACACAGCAACCGCCTTTTCTGAATAGTCCACGATTTCCAGACCTTCAACCGTCACGGCTTCCACTTCTTTGACTTCCTCAGCCTTTTCAGCCTTAACGCTGCTTTTCTTCGCTTTCGGCTCTACAACCTTATATTCATCACTTACTTTTATCTTTAAATAAAAATTAGTATCGAAATAGTCTTGCATACCGTCCGAATCGTCATAACGGAAAGAACTTGCATAAGTCGTAACAGCGTCCAGCACTTTGAACATTTCCGGCGTTAACTCATCTTCCCATCCCTTTACGGTACTCATCGTGGACATATAGCCACGTTCTGCACTTCTTGAACCTTCAACAAAAGGAATGCAAGTGCCTTCTTTTAGCTCAATATACATTGAATCCGTGTACATGCTCCATTCAGAACGTACAGAGAATTTAAAGCCCGGGAAATTCTTCTTTGCAAAAACCCTGACCTTTGCGGCGATTTCCTTTGTACTTAACTTGCTGTCATAGTTTGAACCTGCCCAACCGTTTGCAGTGTAGAAATTCATTGCTTTCATAATGCTATAGTTTAAATTGTTAATAATTCAACATTATAGCGTGTACACATAAACCAATACAACACGATAACAGAAGCCTAACACAATAAGACTAAAAACGTATTTGTATCAAGTATATAAATAAATGGAAGAATATTTGCAGGTGAGAAATTAAAGAAGTACTTTTGCCTCCGCTTGGGGGGGGGTACTTCTTTAAGTATTCCCAACCTACGAGGGTCTTAACATTGCCGTGTTAAGGCTCTCTTTTTTATTCCAACACTTAATAACACGCCTGTAAGAAAAAGAACCTTATAACTATCTCTTTCTTACATTACAAAGATACTAATTATTTTGTAAACAGCAAAGAATATTGCAAAATATTTTCATAAAATAATCATATTATAAAATATGTAATAAATACAATATAATATACTATATATCAAATACTTACAACACAAAACACAAACACAAGAATATGTAAATATATAATACCATAGCAAACATAACAAACACCTTAAATACAATAGAAATAATCTATATTAACAATAAAACATATAGATAATATAAATATATGCAGGTTCTTGACGGAGTGTCTGACGTAATAGATTTAATCTATATTATAATATGTATATATAGACAACGTAAATAAGCATAGGACGCTAACGAAGCACAATGATTAATAGGTATTATCTATAAAACAGACATGTAATATTGATTTTATTTATTAATAGTATTGGGTGTCTTCGGCTACGCCGTGGCAGCCTTTACTTTATGTCCAGGACTGGCGAGCAACAACAATGTAAATAAATAGAAACTTTATATTATATGTATAATATAAACGGCAAATCACTATTATACAACAAAATACATTGCAAATGCCCTGCAAATAACCACCCCCCCTTTTTATTTTTGTAAGGAAATCGGCGTAGTCACCTCGCCTAAAAATTTTTTATTTTCTTCATTTTCCACTAATTTGTAATGATATTTTACAACAAATCAACCATTGCATTTTTACATTTTTGCACTATATAGACGATTATTGGGTAATTTTCTATGCTTTAACGCATATTAATTAGAAAATTTACTTGTTTTATAATCAGATAGTTGTATATTTGCATAATGAAGATAAAGAACATAGATATATGTATTTAGCCTTTACAGATAAAAGAAAAAAGGTTATTTTCATAAAGTGCGCCTATAGGAGCATGCGTTATGTTCTTTTAAACACAAAATGAGCGACTTACAATGAATAGAAGGGAATTAAAGGATTATGTGCTCGGTCTGCTGTCGCAACATTGCGACGAATACGCCTCTACATTCAGGGATATATCTTTGGTTACAAGCAATCCGGAACGTACAGACAGATACGGCAGGCGTCTTGAAGGATTGTTCCGGGAGGGATATGGTGTTGTAACGAAAGACATTGCCGATTACCGTGTTCCGTTGTATGTTTTTACAGGAAAGATATACGAGTATATGGACTACAATGTGCTCTATGATGCCGTAGACAGGTGGCTTGAGAAAATGGGTGTTGCCGCCCGTGACCGAACTAATAAGATTATGTATTCTTACATGAACCGGATAATAAATGTCATTAGAGACCATGAGCTACAACCCGACCTTAGCATTATGTGCTTTACTAATTGCGTGGTTGACATGAACACTTTAAAGACTTACCCGCACTCTCCGAAGTTTGACTGTGTGAAGATGTATCCGTTCAAGTATGACCGCAAGGAGATTTTCAACTGTCCTACCTGGAGAAGCTTTCTTGGAGAAAGCTGGATACCTACGGAAGAGCTGGACGGCGTATTGCCGGAAAAGCACAAGCGCAGGATATTGCAAATGTTCCTCGGTGCTTGTCTTGTCAATAGGAAAAATATAAGCTTTGAATATTTCCTTATATTGCAAGGTACTGGTGCGAACGGTAAAAGTGTTATTTACCGGGTTCTAAAGGATATGTTTGGAGAGGATGAAATACTAAACATAAAGATGAGCCAGTTTGCAAGAGGTGGGGATGAGCAGTTACGCGCCGCCTACTCTATGTCAAGGAAAAGGCTTATGTACTGTACGGAAAGCAACCGGGGTGATTTCAAGGACATGAGCATTATAAAAGCTATATCCAGCGGAGAGCCGATTGCCTGCCGAGGAATAGGCGGGAATATCACGATGATGCAGAGACCTCCTATTATGCTGTGCAACTCCAACTACCGCTGGCAGCCGAAAGATTTCCTGAACCGTGACGACCCGGACGACGAGAGCATGCAGCGCCGTGCCCTGGTGCTAAACTTTGACAAGACAATACCGGTGGAAAAGAGAGACACCATGCTCGCAGAAAGAATGAAAGCGGAACATGCCGGTATAATGGCTTGGATTGTGAAAGGGCTGTGCGAACTTAAAAAGAACAATTGGCGGATGCCTGAGAACTTGGGCGGGAAGATTGATTTGAAACTGGAGCGGATACGTTCGAGTGTTACGGGAAAGGATGGGAAACTCGTGGACGGGAGCATTTCGGAATATTTCAAATACAAAGAGTGCCAACCGGAAGAATTTGAAGGGAGCGGTTCCATAGAGCTGACATCCTCGGATATATACAAGAACTATGAACGGTTTTGTAAAAAGAACGGGGTCATCCCGGTTTCGCAAAGGAAGTTGGGCATTGACATGCTTTCGCTCGGATACGTACGGGGGAAACGTGCAGATAAGGGATACTGCAATGTCTATACGCTGTGGTGTGGCAACGAGGATATTGTGAATAACTTTATGAGACACGTGCCCAATATTGCGGAAGAGGCGAAGACCAATCTGTTTGAAGGTTGGGAATATTCGGACGAAGATTTCCTGAATGAGGATTAAATATGAAGAATGATACGATACTACATATCACAAAAAAAGAGATTGAAAGAGGTTGTATTCCGCCTGACTGCGATTTTGCAAAGGAAATAGGTTTTACTTCGGACAAGTTTTCAGGCTATTTATGGAAACGTGGCAATGCCATATTAGTTTCTTTAATAATAAGCCGGGAAGAAAGAAGAGGCAACTTTTTACATCTGCTCAATGCCTTAAAGGAAAAGGGATGTGACATTGTCGTCCCCAATCCGAGCAGCCGTATGGCGTTGATATGTGACAGGTTCGGCATGGAACTCATACAACACAAAGGGGAAGAATATATGTTTTACAACAACAAAATAAAAAAATAAGGATTATGGATTTCGGAAAGACACAAATCGGGAACATGACTTTTGTCAAGTACAAGAAAGGCGGTTTGCCTTTTATTAAGGTATCAACCGTAAGCGGGGACTTCTCTGTTGAATATGGGGCAGGAAGTGTGATGTTTATGATGCTGAATAATACTCCATTGGAAGACAAGGTAGATAACCTGCCAATGCTTATAGTGCGTAATGCCCAATATGTTGCCAATTGCATTGATGTGGAGTTACAGGTGGATGTATTAAAGGCAATAGGGAGTGCCCTTGACCGTGCGGATGCTAAACCTATATCTGACGAAGAAGACGCTAAGATTATTGAGGAGGAAAGGCAGATGTATGAGATGAAAAAGGAAATGGAGGATAATCATGAATGAGCCAATACTAATAACTCTTAAAAATGGGGGAAAATTGAAAGCGATAGAGGATGCGTTATGTGACAAGAACGGATACAATGTTAGATATTTAGGAGAAAACGGAAAATATTACTATCCCTCCGATATAGCTTCAGTACTACCGTTAGATAAAGGTAAGCAGATAAATGAAAGAGACTTTTGCTATCAGATAAGAAAAGACAAAGAGGAGCTGGAAAGGAAAATAGAATCAATGCTTTTGTCCTTCTCATATCAGTATGGCGGAATTCATATAGATTCTTCCATCAAGGAGTATGAAACAGTCGATGCGGAGACAGGTAAAAAATCCCCGATGTTTGCAGTTTCTTTGGGAATAAGAATTTAGCTATGGGAAATGAGTTCGGGAAGAACATATTTTATCGCAAAATGCGGCAGTAAATACTTACACGAATTGGTCTAACAGAAATACACTTCTTAAGCCGGGTATCACTTCCCGGCTTTCTTTTTAGCGGCAAGATACAAGGAGCAATTATTGCATGAAAGTGGCAGATAGAAATGCACTGTGGTGTCCTCTTCCTTTATTTCGTCCTTTTTGATTTGAGTAATGTCTGCTATCATTTTAGTGAGGTCAATCCATTCCTTGCATCCCTCTTTCCCGTCATATTTCTTACGGGCAGCGATAAGTTTACGAAGTTGGTTTTCTTTTGATAGCTCGGAAGCAATATCTTCCTCACTAATACCATCTACCAATATATCATCCTCTTTCTCGCTCTCTTTTTGCCTGCGTTTAATCTTTCTGCTTGCAGAGGTCAAATAGTCCATGAAGTCTTTATCGTCGGACAAAAGGGTATTCATGTTTTTCTTGTTTATCTCCAGGTTATATACCGGATTGTAAAGACCGGAAATAAGATAGGCGTCCTTGTCTTTCCATCCTAACGCTAAAAGGTCGGCAAAAGCCTTCTCTTTTATACTGATTCCCGCTTTTCTGCATTCAGAACCCAATCCTTTGCTGAATGTTATTTTTTCTTCCTTCCCTCTCAACATATTATTATGATTTTTAATTATACAAACACAAAATAGCAGCAGCATCTTATATGCCACTGGTTCTGATAGTCGGATATGGGATGATAGCCAACCATGCTGTCGCAATAAGAGCATGGGTAACTGCTCCCACGGTACGAATAAAAGCCCGTATATCCTTTATCCTTATGTTCAAGCCCCCAAAACAACATCCATGCAGAACCTACGGCGAAGCGGGTAAGGGTATTTAACGAGTTGTAAGCGGAATTAGACTTCCCTACCCCATAACTCACACCATCTGTTTTAATACGCGTGGCAGCAGCCCCGCCATTATAGGCCGCCCGCTTAAAATAAGGATTGGTATAAGGTGAATTAAGATAAGACTTTACACTACCCTTTATTTTATCTTTCCCGATTCCGGCTATCAGACCGGCTGCAATGGCAGCTTCCACTTCATACAGAAATCGGTTGCAATAAATGCTGATACGCTCTGATAATGTCTTCCCGTGGTCTTCCCTGTTTATAAAATCTACAATTGCATCTCTTTCCTCCTTTCTGTCATATACAGAAAGAGTTTCCGTGTAATCGTAAATTAACTCACGCAACTTACGGAGTACTTCGCTTACGTCCCGCTTTAAGTTCTCATTTGCAGAGAACCGGAACATTGCAGGCTGAATATCATACTTGAATGATATATCTATAATCTCTTTTGCCGCTTGTACAAGAAGCTCCTCCAAATGACTTTGCATAGATATTTCAGCCTGCAAACGTAATTTTATGAAATCCTTGGCATCCTGTATCTGTTTTTTTGTAGGTTGCTTCATAGCTTGTCGTCTCCTGCCGGATTATGTTCAACTTCATTATCTGTGGCGGATACCTGCTGGGATTTCAATTTATAAAGAATATCAGCCTGCTGTTCTTCTTTCTTTTCTTTCATAATCCTATCCCAGTCACGAGGATTGCTATACATCTGAATTTGCTCATTTGCAGTCTGTCGGGACAAGAACCCGTTTTGAACAGCAACTGCAAGATTTTGTAGAAGTTCAGATTCATTCAGATGTATATACGGCTTTATCCAAGCATATACATTCAAATTTTGCAAGTCGATAAGATTTTCGGTTTCCACCCCATAGCCATAAGTGAATATCTTTACCATATCGTCAATGAGATGGTTATATTCTTGGGCATCCTTCATGGCATTTTCAAAAGCAGGAGAATAAAGCAGCTTTATGGCTACACCTGGAAGGTCTCCGCTTCTTACTTCCGGTGGAATTACCGCAAAAGACTGCTCATAGATTAACTTGTATAAAGTATCAAGCTGCTTGGTAAAGGCAGTGGAAACATCTTGCTTGTTAAGATAACCGGCTTCATCATCCGGTCCCATTGATATACACTTTATAGTGCCATCAATCCCTCCCTCTATATTAATACTATCTCCCTCTCCTTTGAAATACATAATCGGGAAGGCGTAAGCTGTATTGTTTTGTGACAATTGCGAAAAAGCAAGTTCATATTGCTCTATGCTGTCTTGTGAAGGAGACCAACAAGCGCCGGCTTCATTTCTGTGATAAGCCACAGGGATAAATGTAAAGCCATGTTCCTGAGAAGATATGAGTTCGTATCCGCTTAATCCAAACAAGTTCTTTATCACTTGCTTTATTTTGTTGTACGCCCCTTTCCCTTTTCTAAAGCGACGGAGATATTTCTCATCCCAAACTTCAAGCCAGTCTGTAACTGTATTTCCATTATTGTCAAAATCGGAATAGGAACGGGCAAACAATGTAAGCTCCCCTGTAACATTATCGAAATGGGGATATAACGTATCTCCTTTCTCAAAAGAAAGGACTTTCCAATAGAAAATTCCTTTTCGGAGATAACCTACAAATGCTGTGTCCCCCGTTATCTTTACGGATTTTGCCGCTTCATACCATGCTATCTCCATGTCCTTTACAGCCCATCCGGTTCGAAACTTAAAAAATGTATCCTTTACTTTTTCATTTTCGGTATCCCCTTCCAACTCAAATTGAATGTCGTTTCCACAAAGATGAACCAGGTGTTTGATTGTTATAATCCTCTGAAACGCAAAAGCACATCTGATAACGGACTCTCTAAACCACTCTTTTGTTTCAGGGTCTTGTCTTAATCTGTCCGGATATACCAATGGGTCATTTATAGCATGTCCGGACGGCTCAAATTCCCTCAAAAAATCCATTTGAGTTATTATCTGATATGTTGGATTGTCTAAAGGCTCATTAACGGACAAGCTGCCAGATATAACCCCTACTGCTTGTTTGTATCCATTTGGCAATATTCTCCGAAACGGACGGCGTACCATAATCTGTCGTGTACTTATATTCTCCATAATCCTTTTGGTTTAGTGTGTTGTTTTCTTATATCAAAAATCTGTCTGTAAATCATAGCCTCTATAAAGTCGGGAGAATGGCCGACGTACTTTTTCATCACTTCCTTTTTAATTAAAGAGAAGCCTTTATCTGTGTCTGCATCCCGGATGGCTTTGCGTTCTTTCATCAGGATATTATAAAGTGTCATATCTGAATATCCGTTTCCTGAAAACTTACGCGACAACAAATCGGGGTTAATCGAAATTTCATCATTCTTAATCTTCTTAACGAGAATATCAGCGCATTGTGATTTCAGGGAAGAATAGATATATTTTATAGATTGTTCGTCAGCTTTTGTCGTTGGGATAGGAGCTGCCATATTGTTGAACTTGACAGCATCTGGGAATTTGCCCTTAAAATCCTGTCCAGGCCCATTCAAGTCAAAAACAAAGTCCTTCTCCAGGACTCCCCATTCACGCAACTTATATGCAACGCACTCTTCCGTCCGCTTGGAATTATCCCGGCTTACATATACGTCCTCGATATGGTTCCCAATCCAAAACCATAGAACAAGATTGTCTCCGCCTTCATACGCAATATCACATGATACCCTTCGCTTACCGTCCCCATATTGAGAAGGATTTTTAAAGAAGCGTTCCATGTGCTCTATCTTAAGAATGTCGTCGCCGGAGGCTTTGAAGTTCCAGTTACCTTCGAGGTCGCGGGCACGCTGTTCTTCTCCCTGTTGGGCAAGGTTGGCGACATAATTAGGGTCGGACGTAATCAGAGCAACGTTTTCTTCCAGCTTCCCTTTGATGAACGTGGCGGATTTGACAAACATGGTCAGCTTGTTGAATCCGTATTTCTCATACTCATCTTTCCATAAAGAATCAATTAATGACTTGCATTGCCTGTAAACCTCCTCTGGCGTATCTCCCCAATATACATTGTTTATTTCATCCCCATCCATGAAGCAATAACGTATTATTCCATCCCTTTCCTCTATCGGGAGTCCATTTTCTCCAATCCACCAGTCTATGTACTTACGTACCCATGAATCTGGGTCGGGATTACATGTACCGTAAAAACGATTTCGTATTCCGTAAGCATTCCGATTATCAGTGATAAGGTATTTGAATTTTTCGTAGGATATGTGAGTTATCTCATCTATACCTATATAATTGTATTCCTTTCCCTGAAACCGGATTTGAAAATCTTTAAACGAATCGGCGAAATACGAGAACTTCAATTTTCCTCCACAATCAAAATTCCAGGTCATGTCATTTTGGGATTTGTTGTATTTCCCGAATTGGGAAAACAGCTTATATGATTTCTCAATTACGCCCGACAGGTCTTCTTTCTCATTTCGCAGAATAATGGAGTTGTTGTTCTTGTTCTGTATATCTTTCAGCACCTCCATAAGCAATGCCCACGATTTTCCTCCGCCACGGTTCCCGCCAAAAATGGTAATGTCCGCATTGGTTGCCAAGAACTTTTCCTGGCAACCCCTCTGCGCGATTATATTAAGTGAAGTTTCCTGTTCGCGCAATTTTTCCACTTGTGCGTAAGTAAGCACACTATTCCCACCCTTCGTATATACAATCTTGTCGTGTTCCATAAAAAAAATAAGCCGGCGTATGCAGTATAAATCCGCACACTCCGGCTTGAATCACAGCTCTATGAGTTATATATAATGCAAATATACGATTTATTATAAATTTTCTAATATTTCTCATATAAAAATACACATAAAGCATTGTATTTTAGAAAATATACTATATATTTGCAATACTAAATCATGTGATATGATAAAGATAGACGCTAAGCTGGATGAAAAACAGACCAGCGAAAAAGGAAATTTTGTAACATGTCCGGTGTGCGGGCAAAAGTTGACCGATGTGAAAATAATACACGGTAGCGTATTGTTTAGGACTGTATGCCGAAGATGTCGTAATTTTATCAGCGTCAGAATAGAAGAATAGCAATTTTACATATGCAAGCCTAAGAGCTTATTAGTGCACAAAGCACTGATAGGCTCTTTTTTTTTATAACACAAACTAAATAAACACGATGGAGAAAGAACAAATCTTATCCGAACTGACGACCAGATTAGGACAAACCAGTCTTTCGTCACAGACATTAATGAAGTACATAGAATTGAATCCGGTAGCAGAAGGGGTGGAGCCTGATGACGCTTATTATAGCAAGGCGACATCTTTTCTTCAAGGAATGCAAGGGCAGTACAACCATGATGTCGCAACCCAAGTTGAGAGTTTTAAGAAAAACTACAAACCTCAACAGAGTTCTCCTGACTCAAGAGAAGGAGCAGGAGATAACGTCCTTGCCGACAAGCTAAAGGAAATGGAAAATGAGATTTTGCTTTTGAAGGAAGAGAGAGAGGCGGAGAAAAACGCCGCGTCAATCCATGACTTAAAAATCCAGTCTATGGACTTGTTGAAATCTCAAATTGAAAACGGGGGCAAAAATATCTGTAACGATGAAATCCTGAATATCGCCATATCTGACGTGAAAATTACCAAAGATATGGAAGTGGAAGAAATTGTCAGTTGCGCCAAACGCAATTATGAAAAAAGATACAAGGCAATTTTCGGGAATGGCGCTTCCCCAAGTATCAACCAATATGCAGAAACCGGAGAAGAACAGGCAAAAAGCCGCCGTGAAGCATTCAAAGACCGGCTAAGAGCGCAAGGAAAACTTCCTCGAAAACAATAAACACATTAAAACAGACAAAGAATGAGACAATTAGGAACTTTCAACACTATCAGTCAATCCCAGTCGGGATTTGGCGGAAATTTTCCTGTTTGGTCAAGAGTAAGAGAATTATATCAGGGTGGTGGTATGATTGATGTCGCCGGAATGGGATTAAAGCCTGGTGATATTATACATGCCGGCACAATGGTAAAATTCAATGGAGCAGGCAAACAGGTAGAGGTAATTACAGCAGATGGAGTGACTGGTGCAAAGGCAGTAGTGACGCTTACTATCACTAAAAAGGCATCCGGAAACGGGGATTTGTCTATTGTGTTAGGCGGAAAAAGCTATTCGGTTGCCGTAACAAGCGCATCAGAAAGTACCCCAGAACTGGTAGCTACCAAAATCGAAGGAGCAAAATCTTCTTTTGCAGAATGGGATGTAAAACGTAGTGGGGCTACTGTGACTTTCACACAAAAAACCGCTGCGCAACTTTACGCATACATGTTTATTCCAGGAGATACCGGAGTAACGGGAGATATTGAGGAAACCGTCAAAGGAGCTCCCGCCGGCGGAAAGCTAACCGATGTCAACGGTCTTGTATTTGAAGACGTATGTATCCCCGAAGGCTGTATCCTTGCAACATGCGCTGTTGTGCGCGCAGGCAGAATTTACGCAGACAGGGTGTTCGGTGGCGGCATTCCCAAATCGGTAGAAGCACAGCTGCCTATGATTGAATTTGTGCGTGAATCTGACGAATAAAGAAAGGAGAATAATATGTACACAAGAAACAAAGAATTTTACGACATTGTAGGAAAAGGTCTTGCAGCATTGGGATATACAGGGAATAAACCGCTGGAAGCATGGATTAATGACATGTTTGCCGAAAAATACAATGCGGAACAAACGTTCTCCCAAATGGGGTTCCCGTTAAATCCTAATATTCCTCTGAATCCCACATATGAGCAGATAGAAGCAACAGTCCGTGCATACACGCTGGCTACCTATGTGGATATTGACAGTGATGGCGCAACCAAATCTACAGACGGAATGTCCCTGCAAATGGGTGGATTGCCAACCTTCAAGCATGAGATTGTACTGAGCCGCAAAATCCTAAGAGAAAAAATGATGCTGATGGATGCCATCGGCAGTACCACTCCGGAAATTGAGTCTACAATAATGGAGCTTCTGTTTAATGGAGTGGACAGCTTACTTGGTGGTAACTACAATACATTCCTATACCAACGAAATCAAGTTGTATCCAACAAAGGTAAGCTAATCATTGACGCAGCTAACAACCCGCTTGGCATTGCATTGACTATAGATTTCGGTGTGCCTAAAAAGAATATCAAGGATTCTATCTGGTATAAGAAGCCGGAAAGCGAAGCGGTGCAGGAAGAAGCTTTGGGTACTACAATAGACCCGATAAAAGTCATGAGGCAGGTAAGACGCGATTCCCAAGAAAAGGATTTTGCCCCTGCTGGTCACTGGGAATGCTCCAAGACGACCTTTGAGGATTTGATTAACCTTCCGTATTTCCGCCAAATGTACACAGTTGCGACACGCCCGGATATTTCCGATAAAGGCATGCAGTTGGCATTTGCTAATCTTGTCCCCGATGAAACAATCAAAACTTTCATTGAAACGCGTATCGGTGCTGAAATCAGAATTGTCGATTCAATATCCGTAGTGGAGAAATATGACAAATCTTCCAAAGCTATACAATACAAGAATTTGCAAAGCTTTGAAGAGGGAGTATTGGCATATGTTCCAAATGAAGACCTGGGTGATGTACAATGTGGACGTCCTATTTTCATGGAAACACCGGGTGCCCGTACGGCATTGTATGACGGCGGCCGCACTCTGATACGTCAGGTATTCAATGATGAAACCATGACGCAGGTAATCAAATCAGAAGTGACCGGATTGGTTGTTCCTAATAAGGTTCGCTGGTTCTACTACTTGAACATTAAAGGTAAATAACCATGAAGGATTCTCAAAATACAAATACTGGCACTACCATAGAGGAATATCTCCGTGGTTGTGTCGGTTTTGAAGTTACGGACAGTGCTATTTCCACCATACTGATTGACAGGGGAATTGCACCGGGGACGGATGTCAGCACGTTGGAAAAACGCCAGAAAGACTTGTGCCGGGCAGACCTTTATATGTGGTGCGCAAGTACACCGAGCGTAACTGGAAGCGTAGAGGATGCCAATGGTGTATGGAAGCACAAGGAGGGTGGTACACAAAGCTCTGCCTATGACAAACGTAACCTTCGGCAAATGGCAAATGACATATACGCATTGTATGGAGAGAACGTCCGTAAATCATCTGTCAGAATTGTCAACTTGGGTATGAACATGAATAAAAGGTATCCGCTATGAAAGTAAATAATCCACGTTTTCCGCATACATGCAAAGTGTATCGTATTTCCGGAGAAACATCTTTTGACGAAGGAAACGAGACCGTATTGTATGTAGGGAAATGCAACAAGTACGGAAGCACAAGCCTTAGGACATTTACAAAAAGTAATGTCATAAAGAGTGATTATGCAATAGACATTCCTGGACTTGTGAAGGGTATCATTGCGGGAGACCTTGTGGATGTTACCGATTACGGAGGAAGTTTTGAATCATGCGTAGTAACGGATTGTTATCCTACGGAAATGGGAACAACGCTGTATTTCAATCTGGCTAAGAATTAGGGAAATGGGAGATAATGCTAAAGTCTTGGAAGAAGGCAAAAAAAAGATGAGAAATATCATTGATGAATATTTGCTGGATAGAATAACAGAAATCGGAATCAGACTTCTGCAAGACGGAGTAGTATCAGCCAAGTACCATAATGTAACCGGAAATACTCTAACTTCATTAGCTGTTGGAATTTATTATAGAGGTAAATTATCTCGTATAATTACCGCCGTTGTGACACAAGGATTAAAAAATCCTACCCGCCCCAAGCTTAGCAGAGGAGACGGTATTGGCGTGATAATGGTCCAAAGTTATGAAAGTGGTAAGTTTATTCCCATAAAAAAATACAACTTGATTGGCACCAACGGGGAGTACGGTTTAACCACTTCTGTAAATTTCCTCAAAGCATATAAAACTCCAAATGATGGCATAGGATTAGTGATGTGTACAGGTACGGAATATTCTAACTACTTGGAGTCAAAGAAGGGGTTAAATGTACTGTCAGATACATTTGATTACGCGGAAAGCATTGCTAAAATGACCTTTAAACCAATGAAATGATATGGGGTACGAACAGGATTTTAAATACAAAGACGCGCTTAAATCATTGTTTGACGCAGCAAAGACGGTAAGTGAGAATGTGTTCACAAATGACCGTCCCGCTGCTGTGCCTAAGCAAATGGATAATTTCATTGTGGTGTCATTGCCCGGCTTGTTGTCTTCCATGACCTATGGCAGCGGATTTGGAAATATCCGTACCTATTGCACCATTGAAGTGTATGTCAGACAGAAAAAGGGAAGTGCGGAAGACTTGGAACAAATGGACACTATTGTAGGAGATATTCTTTCCCTATTCCCTATCAGCGACAATTTCATAAGTGCCTCAAACCCCAAATTGACCTTGAAAGGAAATGACGGATTAGGGTTCAGCGCAACATTGATAAGGACTGACCTTGTGATAAAATAAACATAAAATAAAACGATTAAAACTATTTATTATGGCAATGAAAACAAAGAAGGAATTGAAAGATGTATTTAGCGGTCTTTCATCCATTATGTTGGTAAGGGGTGGCATTGCAAATTTTGCCACGGTAACTCCGGATTTTGATTTGCCCGTTACCGTAGATACCCTTTCCTTGTCCCAAGCAGAACCGACATTAAACCGTACAAAGGTGCACGGTCTGCAAGCGGATTGGGCTGTCACCAGTACAGCAGGAGATATTACTTTCGCTGCTACCGTTCCAAGTGTAAGCAAGGAATTGGTAGAATATTTTCTTGGGAAAACCACTGAAATTGCGCAAGCGACTATCAACAACCAGCAATTCAAGGGATTCTCTGCTGTGCTAAACAGCAAGAAACTGAACGTAGGATTTGCGCTTATAAGTGACGACGGAGAAAAATGTCTGCTTGTAAAAAGAATGGCCGTTTACGCACGCCCCTTGTTTGAGAATGCGTCCACTACCCCATTCGCTTTTGCGCTTAGCGGAACTATTGAACTTGAAGATGGTGCTTCGTCCGGCTCCTCTTCCGAAGATAATATCGCTTTCTTGACAAAAAAAGCCGACTGACCGTAGCTCCAGCTTCCCTGTCTTTTACCAGCGCGGCAGATAATACAGGGAAAACCATTACCGCAACAACCAAGGAAAGCTCTGTCTCTGCTTCATCAACGGAAACATGGTGCAAAACCTCGGTTAGCGGGAAAGTGGTGACGGTCAAAGTCGACGAGAATAGCGGAGCAAAAAGGACTGCTACGGTCAGCGTATTCACCGCCAATGAGTTCAGTGCGGTGGAAGTTACCCAGGACGGTTCTTTGATTTAAAAATATGGCGGTGTGCGTTATTGCCGCCGCCTTCTCCTTTTTCACACATTACAATAACACAGCATGAACGATAAAACAATAAATCAACCTACCACAGCAGAGCAGAAAACGCTTGACGACGTGCTGGAGAACAGCATAGATTATATTACGATAAGAGGAAAAAAGTTCGGTATAAAATGGCTGCACCGTGGAACAATACGAAAATTAACCCATGTCTTACATTCCTGCAAAAGTGAGGATGAAGTTACTGCCAAATGTGCCTCTCTCATTATTCTGAATAATTGGTGGAAGATAAGACTTTTCCATTGGATATACTGGCGTATGCTATGGAAAAAATACACAGACACAGAGTTAACCGATATTGTTGTTATCGGTAAAAAAAAAGTGGAATTGCAGAAACTGGAATACTTGAATGCTACCATGTTCTTGACCGGAATGAGAGACACGATAATGACGATGACGAGAAAGGAAGCAGAACGTATCCTTCAAGAACTTCGGCAGGAGCAGCATTTGCAAACGGAGAAAAACACCCAGAGCTGACACGACCGTTAATTCTTCTTTGGGGAATGATTAATATCCCTAATTGGTATATGGACTGGGTATTGACCTGTGCTCAATACGAACTTCTGATGTGCGATGCTCCGATTGTAGTGTATGACAAAGCAGACACAGAACAAAAAACGCACACAGCGAAAGAAATGGAAGATTTAAAAAGGAAGTGGGAAGAAAAGAGAAAAGAGCGGGAAATGAAAGGGCAAAGACTTTCCCTCAATGATTTTATAGTAAACGGTATTAACGCTATCCCCCAAGATACAAAACAAGAATAAATATGGCAGACCTCGGAAATTTGAATTTTGGCGTTCACTTGAAAGATTATACAGAACAAGAGTACGAAGCTATCAAGAAAAAACTTGTGAATATGCACGTCACGACCAGTGCAAAGGTTGGATTAAAAGTAGATATAAAGGAGATTGAAGACAAGGTAGAAGCCTTGCTGAAAAACAAGACCTACAAGGTAAAGCTGGATGTAGATAGCGAAAGTATTAAAAAACTCAAGGAAGCTTTTAAAGGACATGGCGTTGATGCAAGCGAACTAAGAGCCATGAGGGGAGTTTCGCAGATAATCCGTGCAGATGCTTACGTTAACTCACAAAAAGCCCTTGAACAGCTTAGGATTGCCCGAATGCAGGCTGCAAAGGCTTCCGATACGCACAATGCGGCAATGAAGAGGACAAACACTACAATGTCTTCTCAATCAAGGATAGCCGGAGAACTGAAAAATCAAATCGCCAATGTGTATTCCATATACACTTTAGAGCGTTTTGTAAGGGGATTATATACCATTGGCGGAGAGTTTCAGAAACAACGCATTGCCCTTACCTCCATTCTTGGAGACGGTATGAAGGCGGAAACCATATTCAATCGCATTAAGGATTTGGCGGTTGTCTCTCCGTTTCAGTTCAAAGAACTGGCTTCATACACCAAACAATTGTCCGCATACAGCATTCCGTATGAAGAGCTTTACGATACGACCAAACGACTTGCCGACATTTCCGCAGGTGTGGGTGTCGATATGGGACGTATCATATTGGCGTACGGGCAGGTGCGCAGTGCAGCTTTTCTCCGTGGGCAGGAATTGAGGCAGTTTACCGAGGCTGGTATTCCGTTGGTGGACGAGTTGGCGAAACGGTTTACTAAGCTTACGGGAGTAGTGACATCTGCCGGAGATGTATTTGACAAAATCAGCCGGAAGGAAGTAAGCTTCGGGATGGTGAAGGATGTCCTCTGGGATTTGACCAACGAGGGAGGCAAGTTCTACAACATGCAGGAGGCTCTTGCGGAAAGCCTTGCAGGCAAGTGGAGCAACTTGCAGGACGCTTGGGATGTGATGATGGCTGACATTGCGGAAAGCAATAGCGGTGTACTTTCAGATAGCTTGGAGTTGCTTACTGATTTAATGAATCATTGGGAAGCTGTTGCAGCTATCCTTGGCTCCCTTGTAGGGGCTTATGGATTTTACAAAACTGCTGTAATAGCTGTAAATGCTGCTCATAAAGCTGAAACTGCAATGAGAACAATTACTTTCATAACCAATTTAACCCGAGCACGACAAGGATTGACTGCTGTTACAAGAGCACAAGCTGTAGCTCAATGGGCGCTAAATGCAGCAATGAAAGCCAATCCTTGGATGATAGCAATTACTGCTGTCGGTGCATTGGCTGGACTATATTTCACTTTAAGAGAAAAGACTAAAAGTGCCGCAGAAACAATACGTGAATTTAATGTTCAAGTCCAAGAACAAAACGAAAAAATATCAGAAGCCAAAAATAAAGCTAACAGCTATATATCCACAATGTTTGATACATCCAAAGCAGTGGATGCGAGACGAATGGCTTACGAAAAGCTTCAAGGGATATATCCTTCTATTTTTAAGAGCATGTCTTATGAACAAGCTTTGCTAAAAGGGCAAATCGAGCTATTAAATATGTCTAATAGAGCAGCAAGAACTACTGCAAGAGAAACTGCAAGAATAAATTTAGAAAAAGCTTACCAAGGACTAATTGATGCAGAAAGAGGGGTTAAAGATGCAGAACTTTATTCGGTAGCAAGTGACGGGCATATCATGGACACTAAAATGCTGCGAGAAGCGAAAAATCAATTAGATATTGCCCGCTCCATCGTAAAAGAAGCAAAAGAAGATTTTACGACTATTCTATCTGTCACTGACGATATAGATAAAAACATTAAATCAGCATGGTTTACTACAGCCAAAGAAATTGCTGGTGACATGAATAGTCTTATTCCTAAAGATGATGAAGCCTATGAAGAATACGCCAAGCGAGTAAAAGAGGAAAGAGAAAATGCAGATAAAACACTAAAAGGCTTTAAGAAAGGAAATCCTTATTCCGAAGAAACCGTTCGTAATGCCCAAAAGGTATTCGATGTCTCAAAAAAAATCATGGACACTCTTGGGGTATTAGGCAAATCATCCGGAGGCGAAAAAGACCCTATTGCCGAACAATGGAAAGCCCGTACCGACCTCATAGACGAAGCCGTTTCCAGCTATGAGAAATGGAGAAAGATAGAAGGAGAAGAAGTCGCATCCCAAAGGGTGAAGGGCATTTCTGAATTTGCCCCTATCTTTGATAAGAACGGGGTCAATTTGGACTTAAAAGACCCAAGCAGGGCTTACAAATACATCCAAGGGCAGTTAGACCGGAGCAAAGAGAAGCAAGAAGATTTATACATTTCTCTTGGTGTCAAGATTGACAAGGCGGGAATTGACAGTGCGAAGAAAGAAGTTGATGATGCCTTAAAGGAGATAGAGAAGTGCGTTTCCCAAACCGGAGAAAAGTGGGATTTATATAAGAAGCTATTCAATGCTTCCGGCAACAAATCTCTTTCCATGAACATCGCTTTCGGCGGAGAGGTCTCATTCAAAAGTGTAGTAGATGATTTGCGCAACCAACTTTCCAAAGCGCTTGAAAATACGGGAAGTAAATTCTCCGTTACAGATGTCCTTGCCATGAAAGAGGATGATGTAAAGAAACAGTTTGGGGAAGGAGTAATTCTGAAACTATACCAATCAATCAACGAGGAAAGTAAGAAAATGCGTTCAGAAAGCCTTGAAAACCTTTTAGGCATGATTGAGGATTATAAAGATTATGCCCAAAAGATAAAGGATATTGAGCGTAATCTTCAAAAGGACTTGGCAGATATTGAAAGCCAAAGAGGTCAATTAGGCGAAGAAGCGACCGACAGGCTTATAGCACAAAGGAAAAAGAAAGCGAGCGAAGATGCTGCATCAACCAAATTTGAACAATTCAAGAGTTCGGAAGACTGGGCTAAGACCTTTGACGACCTTGACAGACTTTCTTCTGCAACTCTTAGCAGGCTAATCAAGAACCTGGAAGAGTTTAAAAATACGACCGGGCAAAGTCTAAAAGTCAACGAGTTTAAAGAGCTTGTCAATGTATTAAAAAAGCTACGTGACGAAAGTGAAAGCAGAAACCCTTTCAAGACATTATCAGACGGAATAAAAGAGTATGCGGAAGCCACTGAAAAACTGAAAAAGGCTCAAAAAGAACTTGGGTTTATCCAGGATGGCGGTGAAGTTACTACTGGTGTTTCTGAAACGAGCCATACGGGAACCAAGAAAACGGATGGCGGCTTATCTTATCAGGCTAAAGTCGTCGATAAATTAACTCCAAAATTAAAAACATTAGCCGATGCGGAAAAGGAAGTCACTGATGCACAAGATAAACAAAATGAAGCTTCCGATAAAGTTCAAGTAGGCTTTGGAGATATTGTCGACATGGCTAATCTTCTTATCGGCACTTTGGGAGATTTAGGGTCAGCATTTGATGCCTTAGGGAATGACAATATAGGAGACACTCTAAGCACTGTACAAGAAGTTGCGGGTGGATTATTGAATACAGCTCAAAGCGGAGCTACCCTTTTCGCTGGTATATCTTCCGGCAATCCGATGGCTATCATGCAAGGGGCTACGGGTATAGTCAGCGGTATTACCGGAATAATAGGAAGCATAGCCAAAGCCCATGACAAAAAACTCGATAAGGCTATTGAAAAGAGTAAATTACGTGCCCAGGAACTGCAAAACGTATATGATGCAATAGAAAGGGGATTAGAACATTTCTTAGGAAGTGGAACCGAGATGAAGCTGGTCGATGCTGAAAAAGACAGAAGCGAACTTATCCAGTTAAACAGCCAAATCGAAGCAATACGAAAAAAGAAGAAGTTAAATATTTTTGACGAGATTGCCTTATCCCGGTATTCTAAGGAGGCAGAAAAACTCAATAAACGGGTTTCCGCATACGATGAAGGGGGAGCGTACGGTTATCAGCGGGCGTTGATGGAAGAACAAATCTCTGAATTGGAAAAACAAAAGCAGGCTGAACTTGACAAAAAAGACGTAGACCAAAGCAAGGTTGCCGACTATGAAGCCCAAATTACAGAAATGCAACAACAAGTCAAGGATTTTGCAGAGGAAACAGCAGAAACGCTATACGGAATAGACTTAAAAGGATGGGCATCAGAACTTGGGGATGCCTTATATGAAGCTTGGCAAAAAGGCGAAAACGGGGCAGAGGCTTTTAAGGACAAGGTTGCTGACATCATGGGAAGCGTTATGAACTCCGTACTTAAAATTGGCGTATTAGAGCCAGCGATGAAACAACTACAAACAATGCTTTTTGGTGAAGATGGCAAAAGTGGTTATTTCGGAAAGGATTTCTCTCTTGACAGCAAAGAGGTAAAAGGCATAGCTGATTATTTAATGAGTCTTGACAAGAAAACAGACGCTTACTATAGTGCACTTGACGAAGTAGACGCATACATGAAGAAAAAGTATGGGGTAAGCTTAAAAGAAAGCGAAGAAAATAGCTCCAGCTTGTCTAAAGGAATACAAGAAAGTATAACAGAGGACACCGCTAATATTTTGGCTTCTTACATAAACGGTATTCGCGCAGATGTAAGTGTAAAACGCGCTTTGCTTGAAAAGTGGGGAAACGAGATTCTTCCGAAATATAATGTTATAGCCGAACAACAACTTACTCAATTGAGGGCGATAGCCAATAATACGTTAAGAAGTGCCCAAAATACCGAAGCAAACGTTGCTTTAGTACAAGAAGTTAGAGATATGCTAAGTATAGTGATAGACAGAAGTGGTAGAAAAATCAAAATATAATATGTTATGAACGAAAAGGATTTAAGCAAAACATTGCTCAACCAAGCCGTATCATTAGGGCTATGTACGCAATGGACGGAACAATGGGGAGAACCTGACCAACAAGGATTGATTGACAAGTATTTGCACGGGATTGATTTCTGTATAAAGAAAGGATACCCTACCAACACTTTCATAAAGGAGCACTTCGACAAGGACATCCTTCACAGAAACAATATCTTTGTCGATGAGGATGTGCAAGCAAGGAACATGAAGCACATAGCCGTTCTGAACGGAAATTGTAAAGGTACTCTCCTATTTGATGGCTTTTCTGTATGTGATATTTACGTGCGCCATGACAGCGAAGTAACCATTGACTGTTCACAGTATTGCAAGGTATTCATTAACGTGTACGACCGGGCAAAAGTAAATGTTATCCAAAAGGATACAGCATCGGTATATGTTTACATTCATGGAGAAGATTGTATTGTGGAAACCGATGGGGATGTCATGCAAAGAAAAAGCCAGGCTTAATGTCTGGCTTTATTGTTTTACCTAAATAATAGTCAATTTATAAGCTTGCAAGCCACTTCTTGCCTTTTCGAGTATTCAGCCAAAGAGCAAATAAAAGGGCTAAAGCCCCAGAACCTCCTAAAACGATTAATAGACCTTCCATAATTACCTCCTTATCACTTTATAACCAATATAAGCAAATACTATTGTTGAAAAAGCTCCAATCAAAAGCAAAAGCCAATATAACTCATTGTTTGAACTTGTGAAAAATGACACAGCCCCACCTGCTACCATTGCAGCAAATGATGTTTTTGCCAAATCATAAAAGAACTTTCCAAGCGTCTCTCGGCTTATTTTCTCTTTTTCCTTGCCCTCTTTCTTAACTTCTTGCCTTTCACTCCAATTACCCATTTGTATTATATTAATGCACAAATATAGAAAGAACGAACGAAAGAACAAACAAATAAACAAATAAATATCCGATAAATCAGCTTTTTAACAAATCCGATTAATTATAATTCATATGCCACAAAACAAGAAAAGCGGAGAAATTCCGCTTAACTTGATGATTGCTTAACAGTAAAAATTACTGTTTATAACTTCCATAAGCAGAATAATAATGACCATCACATTCAAACTCCCACTTAAATCCTGGCTCATAAACATGTGATAATCTAAACTGTAAAATTCTTGTTTCTCCAGAAGATAAATATCCTAATTTCGCCTCATCAGTAATCTCAATAGGAGTACTACCGCTTCCAGTAGAAAAAACTTTAAACTTAGTAAGTTTTATAGTCTTTGAGCTATTGTTCTTTATAGCACATGACATAACGCCCGTATAATATCCCGAATTAATAATCAAAGAAGATGTAGGGAAATAAACATCCATCATACCTCCTAATGACACAATATAAACAGTACAGTTTGCCACATGTCCGCCATCTTCTGACGTTGCCGTAACTTGTACTCTTCCTGATGTATTCCCTAAAACCACTCCATTTTCATCAACCGGAGCAATCACAGGGTCGGATGAAGTCCATATCACATTCTTATTAGTTGCGTTTTCTGGTGTAAACACAACATTTAGCTGTTTTTGTCCTCCAACTTCAATTTTATATGTAAGGTTATCAAAACTTATAGATTCTAATAAAATGGGTTCTACTGTCAGCTCACAAGTAGCCTCTAACCCTGTATTTCCCAAAATAGCCTTAACTATACATTTTCCAGGAGACATGGCAGATATACTGTTGTCTTCATTAATCTTTGCAATATTTACATCAGAAATCTCCCATGCTATGTTTTCTTTTGTTGCATATGCAGGAGTGATTATTGATTCTATAGTAAAAACATCTCCCGCCCTTACATTTTTTTCATTTTCTTTCAAGGAAAAACCTTGTGCTACAACTGGATTAACCTTCACTTTGCATGTTGAAGTTATAGAAGATTCAAACCCTGCACGTGCTGTAATTGTAGCTTCTCCTGCCTTTAGCGCTGTTACAATAACCGAATTGTCTTTACCCGATTCTAAACTTGCGATTTCCGAATTATCTATTTCCCAAAAGACCAGTTTCTTCGTAGCCTCCTGAGGTTCAATAGAAGCATCCAAAATCAAACTTTGTTCTCCATTAAACACAATCTCTTCCTTATTTATAGATATACCAGTAGCTTCTATAGGCTCAACTGTCACATTGCACACAGCCTTTATTACTGCATTGTCAATATATAACAAATCCGTTATATCATCATCTCCAATCCAGGCATTTACTGTAAAGTTCCCTGGCTTCAAGGCTGTTAGTTTCCCGTGTGAATCTATTTTTGCTAAATGATTGTTTGCATTTACAGGATATATCCCCCAATTAATTTTAGGCAACTTTGCTTTAGAAGGAGAGCCTTTTACCGTAAATTGATAAGTTTCTCCGGGCTTCAAAGTCATATCCGACTTGTCTAAAAGTATAGATGTTACCATATCATCTTCATTCTCACAGGAGGATATAAGAACACAAAATAGAGAAAGTAGAAAAAATATTTTATTACTCATAAAGCATGTATTTAGTTAATTAATGTGCGGCAAAGTTAAGTCTTTAATTTTAATTAAACATTATATTATTTTGCTTTATTACAGTGTTTTTTATTGCATATAAAGCATAAAAAATCCCCGAACTGTAAAGAACGGAGATTTAATTATTTACCAAACAATACAACAAGCAAATATTCTATCCATACTCCAATAAAATCTATTTAATTACACTTTTTATCTTATCAGATATAGAGAGCTTATAACTGAGATAAATTGGAGATACGACCTTATGTACACTTTCATTATCTACACAATCAGGCTCTTCCCATTTCAATGCCAGTTCTAAAAAAATAATTTCGTTCATCTTCTTAAACTGTTCTGTGATATATGGTTCTGTATATCTTGAAAGCAGCACCATTTCCATATCTTGATTGATTAAAACAGCCTTTTTCCGATGAGATTCATATTCCCCTTTAGATATATCCCCCTTTTCCAAATTAGAATGCAACAAATAATATTCATTTATATGTTCTATTATTCTTTTATCCATAGATAAAACTTTTTCTGCATACTCTTTCCTTTCAGTATTACATGATACCAAACTGAATACTAACAATAATAAATATAAAAATATTTTCATAGCTATCTTTTATATGTACAAAGATACGCCTTTATTAACATCCATTGTTATTATATATATCATGTTATAAAACATATTCACCATTTATTAATATATTAAATTATAAAAATGAGTATATTTTCTATATATTTGCACAATAACTTAGAAAATAGACGAAAGTAATTGATTTTATGATTATAAGTTTGCTATTTCAAAGATAAGGGCTATCTTTGCGGTGCTAACAACTTATAGGAGCGGCAAACTCCTATGGCTTCATCATTGGAGTTATTTTTTTGCCAATACATATCAAGTAGTATCATAAATTAAGATATTGCGCACGAACGGTGGGGTAACAGAAATGTCCCCAAACTAAATTCCTATGAGTTTGTTAGCAGCCGTGAACGTGCGCTTTTTTTTGTTATGCTAACAAACTCGATTCAAGTCCTAAGCGAAACAGAGTTGCTGGGGCACAAATTCACGGTTTACGGAACTGCCGAAAATCCGTTGTTTCTTGCTAAAGAAGTGGCAGAGTGCATTGATTATGCGAAAACATCGCAAGGTTATTATGATGTATCAAGAATGGTAGGCACTGTAGATGAGGAAGAAAAGCATCTACGAACAATCTTCGTAGATGGTAGAAATTACGAAATGTGGTTCTTAACCGAAGATGGCTTATACGAAGTCCTCATGCAGAGCCGTAAACCAATTGCCAAAGAATTTAAGAAAGGCGTAAAGGAAATCTTAAAGACCATCCGTAAGACCGGCGGCTACATCGCAACTAAACAGGACGACACTCCCGAAGAAATCATGGCACGTGCACTCATAGTGGCACAGGAAACAATCAAAAGAAAAGAAGAGCGGCTAAAGCAGCTTGAAGAAAAGAACGCCAAACTCCAACCCAAAGCCGACTTCGCCCAAGCCGCCTTCAAAGCAGAGGGCAAAGTAGACATAGGTCAAGCCGCAAAGATACTCAATCTCGGTTTTGGGAGAAACACCCTTTTCGGGAAGCTAAGAGATGCGGGCATATTCTTCAAAGACAGGAACGAACCGAAACAAAAGTATATTGACGCAGGATACTTTGAAATGACGCTGTTGCCGCCAATATGCAGAGACAACCACCCTGACATATTATGCCAAAAGGTGTTTTGCAAACCAAAAGGTCTTGCTTATATTAACCATCTATTTGGCGGAAAGCCTTCTGATGGGAAAATTGCAAAAATCAAATAGCATTGAGGCATATACATTTACAGGTACGGAGTAATGACGTACAGCTATAACTATACCCAAAAACATATTGCCACGTAAACAAGCATAGATGCACGTTGAGGTTCGACCAGCGAAATCACGTTATGATCCCCCGCCAGTAATACGGCTGGCGGGCAGATGGCAGAAATAACGACTAAAACAAATATCCATCATGGAAGAAAAGATACATAACTTGCAGAAAGAGAACAAACTCCTCAAACTTCAATTATTGCACTTATCCGAAGATATTGAACTGATGTACGAAAGGATGGAAAAACTTGAAAGGAAGCTCAAAGAGAAGCGGGTAAAGAACCCCTACATGAAAATCGTGTCACCCGAAAGGTAGTATTCATTGCAAATATAATGTAAGCCGGATAACTATATCAATTTTCTAACCTTTTACTTGATTATTTAGAAAATACACCATATATTTGCAGTATTGATATAACAAGCCAAAGAGCTGATTAACGGGCATGCCGTTGATTGGCTCTTTTTGTTTTTACAACACAAACTCAAAATAACACATGGCAAAGCCTTACAGTATCTATTTTCAGAAAAGTAAGCTGGGGAGTCCTGTTATTGACACCAAATCCCAATGGGGGATTGTGTGCAAGGACTTCCCTTTTACTGTATATGGAGATATTAAGGATTTGCCCAAAAGGGACTGGATAGACCAAGACGGAGAAGACACCTTTTTCCCCGAAGAACTCTACGTGCAAGCCTATGATATAGAAATAGAGTTTGCCTATAAAGGTGATATGGGAACAGCCAATGAAAAAATTGTCGCCTTCCTGGACTATCTGATAGGAAAAGACGGTTACGGAACAGAGTTAAAGGTTTATGACACCTATACCCAAATAGGCAGGCAGGGGGTTTATTTTAAATCTATAAAATCCGACCTTTTTGTCCGCAAGACAGATGAGGGAGATGTCGTAACTTTCAACATTACATTTCGGGTAACTGACCCTAAAACACAAATTATTCTTACGGCATAATGAGACGGTTTATAATATACAGCAAAGACGGGCAGACGCAACGATGTGTCGCTAACAAGTTAGAGTATAACGGAGAGTTCATGGGAGCTTGTTCCGTTAACATTACCGTTACGTCCCCCACTCCGATTGATTTTACAGTCGGGGACTATCTGATATACCGCGGAGAAAGATTTGAAATAAACTACGACCCTACTGAATTGAAGCAAGCCTCCAAAAATACATACGGAGAGGCTTTCAAATATGAGAACGTAGTTTTCAACTCTCTTGCAGATGAACTGACAAGATGCGAATTCCTGGACTATGTAAAAGAGGATAACTTAATTCACTACTCTTCCCTACCTACATTCAGTTTTTACGCTGAAAGCATAAATGCTCTCGCAGAAAGAATACAGGTGAACCTTGACCGTATCTATAAAGGAGAGCAAAAATGGACGGTTACAGTACATCCCGAATATGTTAATGAGGCTAACAAATCCATATCAATAAGCAGTATAAACGTTTGGGACGCACTCGCTTTGGTAAATAGCGAGTTTAAGGCAAACTTTATCATAAGGGGACGAACGATAACAATAGGTACTGCCGGAATTGCAGTAGGAAACATGTTCGGGTATGGAAAGGGGAAAGGGCTGTACTCCATACAAAAAACCGCAGATTCATCACAGAAGATAATTACCCGCCTAAGGGCATATGGTGGTACCAAAAACTTGCCTTACAACTATTATACAACATATGGAAGTCCTATTGTCGAAGCTCCCATCGAGGATGTATCTTACGGATATGACCCTAATACACATTTGATAGACGGTGCTGTTGTGACTCTTCCTTTTTATATGAAATTCCTATCTGACACAGCATTGTATGATGTGACAATCAATGGGCATTCTTATAAAATGGAAAGAGGCAGCTTTCTTGGGAAATGCTACGTTTTGTTGAATAGCGAAGCCGACAAGGACAACGTCCGCATAGGCGCAAAGATGCGGATAGAAAAAGGCATTGAGACGGACAATGTTCCAAGAAAGTACAAAAGACCTTCTGGAGCATTAGTCCCCAATAATATGGCTGTTAAAAACTTGATGCTTCCTGATTTTCCGGAAAAGACACTTGACCCATACCTTGATAGTAAAAACATAGATATTATCGGAGTTCGGGAAGGTTCGGTTTTCTTTGACGGGAGCGATACTTCTTTGCCGGAAATATATCCGTCTATGGAAGGAATGACAGCACAGCAGTTGAAAGACGCGGGAATAATCGTAAATGCCACCGGAGCGTTGGATGAAATCGCTTCCGATTCTGTGAATAAGGATAATACGCCAATTGCAGATGATGGTTACTTTGAAGAAGGGGAAACCATCCCACCGTTCAAAATATATCTCAAAGATATTGGATTTGACATAAACGATTACTTTACCGATGAAACTCCCACCATATCCATGAAAAGCGGAATGTGTGGTGGACGTGAATTTGAAATACTTAGAGATGCAGACAAGCCCGTAAAACAAGGTGATATGTGGGTCTTGACATGCAACAGAGTCTATGATGAAGGTTTGAATCTTTATTTCCCATATAAGGATTTTACTATCAAAGCCGGAGATAAATTTGTGCTTTTGGGTATTGATATGCCGGATGTGTATATAAAAGCTGCTTCCCAAAGATTGCTAACAGCTTCCAAAGAATATCTTGCAAAAAATGATTATGTAAGATATACTTACGAGCCTAAAGTAGATGAAATATTTATGGCGCGTCACCCGGAACTGCATGACAGTATAAAGGAAGGTGATTTAATGTTGTTCGAGGATGAAGACTTAAACATCAACGGGAGCATTATTATTGACAGCCTTACAATAAAGGAAAGAGACGCTCTCATTCCAACGTATGATATTACCCTTCGCAATGACAAAGCGGTAGGAACTTTAGAAAAGATACAGAATCAGATAGATTCAATAGTAGGCGGGCAAGGCGGTGGAGGATTAACTACCCAACAAGTGGAATCAATCATTAAAGCCTTTGGAGAAAAGCTGTTTTTGAATAAAACCAAACCAGACCAAACCAGCTATTTAATAAAGTTCTTAGGTGGATTGTTTTCAGACTACATCCAGTCCATGAACTTTTCTTCCGGTGCTCTCGGTGAAGGCTTTGTTATTAAAGTAGACAGCAAGACGGGAGACAGCTATTTGGAAGTAGACCATATGCTGGCACGCAAAAGTGCCACGTTTATTGAGTTGCTGATACAGCGATTACGCCAGGTTGGCGGTCAGATAATACTTTCTCCCGCATCCATGTCATGTTCTAAGGTAGAGGAATACGATACCTTTTACCGCTGTTACTTCGAGAACACAGACGGGGAAAAGACCATTGTTCAGGAATTTGTAATAGGAGACCAAGCCCGCAGCCAGACATTCAACATCAAGCCAGGCGTACATGAGAACGTCTCTAATACCTACTATTGGCGGCTGGTGACAAGCGTAGGTGACAATTACATAGACCTTTCGAAGAGCGACTGTGACACGGGGTCTGCCGTACCACAAGCAGGCGATGACATTGTACAGTTAGGTAACCGGACGGATAAGACCAGACAGAACGCCATCGTATTGGCAGCATACGGGAATGATACTCCGAGCTTCCGTCAGTATGCAGGGATTGATTCTTATTCTTTGGCTGGTAAAGAAGTGACAGCTTTCAGTCCTAATGGAAATAAAGTTACTGGTGACTTTATCCTGAAAACGGGTGTGAATATCCTTACCCAGTTCAAGATATTGGAAGACTTGATTTACTCTGAAATCTCCAAAGTGCTTGACGAGGTGCGGGCAAAGGATAATTATCTGTATAACGCATCATTTGCAAGCAATACGAACGGTTGGGAGACAAAGAACGATGTTCATTTCTTCACCGTGAACGGAAAGTTCTTATTAGTGAATGGGGAGTTCTATTCCCGTAAGGACGCTATGGCTGCCATTATCAGAGACGGGGATAGAAACGTGCTTCGTATTCTTTCTTCCGGAATTAAACAGTCCAATGCAGATTTAGCCAATAAACCGACCTATGAGGAAGGGGAAGAACCGGGAAAGTTCTTTATCTCTTTCCGGTATAAGGTAGCTACAGCCGGAACGCTGACAATAGGATTTCCCGGTCAGAACCTGCATTTCACCGAACGTCTTGAACCGAGTGAGGAATATGCAATGAAGGAGTATTCCGGCGCATGGGATGGAACGGGCGATTTCGAGTTGAAGTTTACGGGGGATATATACATACACTCGCTGGCTCTTACCGAAAACGCATTCGAGGATTTATATACAAAATTAAGTTCCGAAATAAAGCAGACAGCGGAAAGTATCAGGTTGGAAGTAAAGGAACTTTCTGAAAGTAATAATCAGAAGTTCTCACAGATTGAGCAGACAGCGGAAAACCTCAAATTGTCTGTTACAAAAATAGAGGAAGATGTAACGCAGTTGGGGCTGGACATCAATGGAGTTACCGATGAACTTAAATTATATGTCAAAAAAGACGGATTAGGTTCAGAAATCAATGTGGCACTTGATAACATTTCCGTGGTTTCCAAAAACATATACTTTACCGGAGACATATCCGCCAACGGGAATGTGTCTATTCAGGCAGACGGGACAATAAAGGCTATTGGTGGATATTTTGAAGGAGAGATAAATGCAAACAGCGGGGTGTTTAAAAATGTAAGAACTCCTAACAACTCTTTGGTGATAGACGAAAATGGGAATGTTAGCATTGTTGGCAAAATATCAACCGCTTCGTCAGGTACAAAAATAGAAATAAACCCAAATTCAAACAGCCTAAAATTTTATAATTCAAAAGGATATGATGTGGGTGGAATTTCATTCCTTGATAGTGGAGGCGGAGGTACTTCTGTTACTTACCCAAGATTAAAATTGGACAATATAGCAAGTGATGGCAACTTAACTGCGTCTACCACCCTTTTTGCAGGGTCATTGTCAATGATTTCAAATTTAAGTGGGTCAAGATACCAAGTGTCTCTTGGCATCGACGGACTTTCTTTTTATAAAGATGGAAGATTAACTAAATCATACCCAAGCTCATGAAAAAGATAAATTTTAAACAATTACTGATTGCTACGGACATTACCCGTAAGCATTGTGAAAATATAGATTGTAGAGAGAATTTTGCGAATGTATTATACCGGAACGGTAACGGTATCGCATCACATGCACTCGCTTTGAAGATATACAACTCCAATGAAGAGACAGAGTATAGTGATGAAGAAGTGGCCCTGATACAAGAGCATGCAAATGCTTTTTGCAAACCTTTCTTCATTGACGCGCTCAATCGTGCTATCAACAATCAACCGGAAGAAGTAACCGATAAACAGGAATAATTATGGCTTGGACAGAACAGGATTATCAAGAAATAGTTGCCCGTCTTATGGCTAACTCCATAGGGGTTAATGAAGTACCGAATGCGGACAAAGCGGATGATGTAACATCATTACCTGCATTTAAACCTTCAGGAAGCAACAGTGAAGCTTCTGTGGTCAATTATCCTTTAGAATTTTTGAAAGGAGAAAAAGGCGAGCCAGGTATACAAGGAGAACCAGGAAAGTCATTTAAGGTAGCCGGCGAATACGCCACCCTTGAAGCCTTGAAATCCGCTGTTCCCGATGGTTCGGCAGTTGACGGGTTCATGGCTGTAGGCACGGAAGCCCCTTATGATTACTACGCATGGGTGAACGGTGAATGGGTAAGCCAGGGGAAGATTGGCGGCATAGATGAAGCGCCAACTGATGGAAAGGCATACGGTCGTAAGAATGGGGATTGGGCGGAAGTTCCTGCAAAATCTGACGTCCTCACCAAAACCAACAGTGAAAGTTTCACCCCTACGGGCGATTACCAGCCTGCAACGAAGAAGTATGTGGATGATAAACACATTATGCTTACGATTACAGATGAAGCTCATATACAGTTGATTTCAAATCAAGAAGTTAAAGCAGGAGAAGCCGAATCAAAAATAAATCTTGTATTTGGAAGCATTGATAATTTTAAAAATATTATACAGAGATTATTAAGTGATAATATTTTATTCCTAAAAATTACAGAAAAAGGAATCTTTAAAGTAAGTACGAGTCACACATATTGCAATCCCGATAATGGAGCTTATGAACTTTCGTTTATTTATACTTATACTTCTATTGCCGATGCAAATAATATTAGCTTAGTTACAAAAAGAATTTTTATTGCATTGAATTCAAATGCTACAAATTTTTTCGTAGTAAAAGATATACTCGTTTCCGACAACCTCACCACCCTCACCAAGAAAACCGCTGCCGAGTACGATACTATTGGCTCTAAGGATGCCAATACAGCATATTGTGTAACCGATTAAAGGATAATGATTATGTTAAAAATAGGAGAATTGACCTCAGGGCTATTTGCTGGAGATAAGCTGATTGCGGGCAAAGAATTTGATATTAAACAACTTGTTGATAATATTACATTTGCAGATGATTTAGTACATGAAGGAATTAATATACAATATGTTCTTATTTGCAATCTTAGTAGTATCCCTATTTATTTATATCGAGATTCAGTAAGAACTGAAATAAAAAAACAATATATCGAATGGTATTCATTTAGAGCACCTACTGCTATTAGTCTTTTTAATGAAGATAATACTCCAATAAGAGCTATTACACAAAAGGAGTCTATATCCAATAATTTTGTTACAGAAATAACTGATTCTGTCGTTAATAATGGCGATAGTGTATTTGATATTGCAGATAGTACAGGGATTTTCGGTTTGGGTTGTGTTCTAATGAATGCGTAAAACAATAATATTAATAAAATAACAAAGTGTTTACTTTTTTGATTATGAGAGTAAAAGTATTTTATGAAAACTGGTTTGCCAAACTCATCCTCTTTGGCGGCTACACAACTATAATGCTCTTCGGCTTCATCCTTACGAAGTTGAAAGAACTGTCCGAAACAATCATACGTCATGAACGGATACATCAGAAACAGTTCTTCGAGTGTATGGAGATAGCGGCTATCCCGTCCGCATTATTATCACTCTATGTCAGTGCGTGGTGGTTGCTCCTTATCCCACTATTCTACTACATTCTTTATTTGGCAGAATGGTTTGTAAGCTTCGTATACCACCTGTTTACAGACAACATAATAGGCAGCGGTAAGGTAAACGCCAACGCCTATCGAGCGGGCGCATTTGAAATGGAAGCCAAACTCAACCAGGACAATCCGAACTATTTGAAAGAACGTAAATGGGGAGCGTGGTTCCGCTATTACGGCAAGATATAAAAATCCCGTCCTACTCTCACGAGCAAAACGGAATGACAGTAGTTCGCTTATTTGATAAGAGACACAAAGATATGAATAATTGACAAATAACGATAAGATGAAAAATAACATTATTACCCAAAGCATACCGGGTGGTTTCTCGGTAATAGCAAGCAGTTTTATTGCACAGTCATTGGAACACATGATACCGTGGCTGATAGTAACATTTTCAGTCGTTGTATGCGATTTAATGTTCGGGATAAGGAAATGCCTGCTATTGGGTGAAGAATTTCGGTTTTCAAGTGCCGTGCGCCGTACTATGGGTAAAATGGTGACATACTTTGCCTTTGTTTGTATGGTGGTGATGATAAACATTGCTTCCGGCAATAAATGGAATATTGATGTGTATTCATGCTTGTTTGTCTGCTTCATAGAGTTCTGCTCTATCATAAGCAATATCTTGAAGCCAAAGGGATATAATTTCAACTTACTGAAAGCGTTGGGATTGTTCGGAAGGAAAGTGCTCGATGTCGAGAAAGAAGATATGAGTGAAATAATAACTAAAGATAAGGAGTAACAAAATGAAAAAGAAACTGATTATCGCAGCGATTGTTATCGCTATCATCGTGGGAGTTATGCT